ACAAAGAAGGTTAACGACGCAGTGGGCAGCAAGGACACCAGCCAGCACCGAATCGGTTGCGCTGCCGATTTCAAAGTGCCAGGCATGACACCAGACCAAGTGGTGAAGGCCATCGTTGCCAGTGGCATTGGCTACGATCAGGTCATCCGCGAGTTTGATCGCTGGACCCACATCAGCGTGCCCAACAGCGTGGACACCAGCCCACGCAGGCAGGCTTTGATCATCGACAAGGCTGGCACCCGTCAGTTTGCGTAAACGTAGGTGCAGGCCACCAAGAAGGCCAGCCAGAGCATCCCAAGGATGCCCAACACAAACCAGTACGCAATGCGCCTGAGCATGTACCGCCACACAGACTGCGGTAACAGCTCAGGCCCGTGCACCTTCTTGCCGATCTTGGCCACACGCACAGGATTGTTCTGATCGCTCATAGCATTGCCATCAGATAACCAACGAAAGCCCAGACCAGCCACAGCGCAACGGCAGATGTGAGCGCAGAGATCACCATCATAAAGATGATGATGTATCTGTCTTTCATGGTTTCTCCTTGAGCGTGGCCCATGCCACTTGAGCACATCGGGCGCATTGGTAGTGGTACTGGGTGCGGTGTGGCGAGGGGGTCAACAACCAGCGGTGTTTGCATTGGGTCATGTGTTCCCCCTTGCTCGGATGGCGTCTGGAACGTCATCTTCATCTAAAAGCCATCCATTTTCCCTATACCAGTTGGCGATTGCCTCACGCTCATCAGCACGGACAAGGGCTTCAAAGGCTTTCAACTTTTCAAGGTTGATTGGCTCACCAGTTACAAAGTCATAGGGCATCTTGACCTCACGGGCCATGTCTATCGTGTCTCTCATGTGTTCTCCTTGTAGGCTTGATGAGCCAATTCAGCAGTTGGAAATAAACCAAGATAAATTTGCTTGCCGTTCTTGTGGATGTGTGCAGCGTATTTGTTCCGGCGCTTCACAACACCCAAAAGTCCAGTCTTGTTTTTTGTGGTTGCCGTTTTTCTGTTTTGCAAATTTATGCTGTGCGGAACATCTCGTAAATTTTCAAGTTTGTTGTTTGATGGGTTCCCGTCAATGTGGTCAATATCACCGACAGGCCAAGACCCATGATGCAAAAACCAAGCAACACGATGCGTCAAATATTGCTTGCCGCAAAACTTGAGCTTCCGATACCCGTTTTGCATCATGTTTCCAGCTTCGGTTCCGTTGGCTGTTGAGCGTCTTGGGTGTTTGATCCACCAAACTTTTCCATCTTGCGGTGTGTACATCAAGTGTTCCAAAATCATTTTTTCAATGGTCATAACAAAACTCCTTGCGTTTCATTATAAGCCATTCTTCTCCTTGAGTTTGGCTTCAATGGCTCGGGCAAATAACCAATCTGCTTTTAACGGCTTATCGGTATTTACAAGGTAAATTTGTGCGATTTCTTCGTTAGTCAGCCTAACCCATTGCCGCTGTGCTGCGGGTGGATTCCATGTGCCGCTGTCGCAATCACAACCGCTGTCCATTCCGCACTCAGGGCATCCGGTCAGCCATTCATCAGGCTCCTGCACAGGTGCTGCGGGTGGTGTACAGGTGTGGATGCCGCTACCAAGACGCTTACCGCATCTTTCGCAAAAGTTGCGTTCTTGCACAGGTGCTGGCTGTGCGGGTGGGGTGGTGTAGAGGGGTGTTACTGGGCCTTCAGCCCAATCGCTTGGATCAAAATCGTGAAGAATTCCCCTATACCGCCACGCCACCGGCTCCTGCACAGGTGCTGCGGTCAGGCTGTGGCATTCATGCGGCCCCGGCCCCCAATCCTCACGCACAGGTGTTTCCCCTTGAGTTGGTGGCATTAACTGCATTAACAACCTGATGGTGTCAGCCGCATCTAGAAGCAACACAATGTCAAGTGCATCAATCTTGATACCTTCATGCCAGCCTTCGCCAAACCTGTAAGAAAGCTCACATAACTCATTTGACATTTCCAGCAACTCGTCTTTAGTCATTTCGCCATCTCCGCTTTGTATCGTTCCCAAGCCTGTAGCGACTTCTCAATGTCATCGCTCTTAGACCACTTCATCTGGACAAACTGTTCGATCAGCTTATTCACACCAAGCAGTCGTTCATGGGCTTCTGCTTCTTTCTTGTCTTGAAAGAATCTGCCATCGTCTGTCAGGTATCCGCTGACGTTTCTCATACCTTGATCCGATCTCTACACTGCTGTTTCATCTTTGGTGTGTAGTCAGGATGAAATTCAACCTGTTCGCAGTCAATGCGTCTTTGGTCTGTTCTTGGAGCAAATAACAGCACCAGAATGACTGTTACGGCCCACACAACAATGGCGATAGGTATTTGCATCACTCTCTCCAATCAGCGTGTGCGTCATCAACCAGTTCTTGATACTGTTCATTGGAAAGAATATCTGTAATGTCTACGCCCTCGAAAAAGATGCCGTGACACTCCACTTGGTAGTTCGGGCCACAGTCATCAGTTGTATCTACGATTTCAAATTCAACAGTGACAACACCACCATTCAAAAGTGTCTTGTAGGTGTAGTTTCCAGTGACTTGAGAGATTTTCATAATCATTCCTTGGTTAATGAGCCTCTATTGTCTAGCGGCTTTTTAGTCTTGTGTATCCGTAAAAACCCTAATAGGGTTTAGGAATGTCATCAGGCCACAACCCAAGTTCTTTCAGCTTTACGTAAGTTCTTACATGAGCAATGTGCCATTTTTCTTTTCGTTCTTCTTTTGTCAAATCTTTGCCTTGGTCAATCATCATGTGGCATTGATAACAAAGGCTTGCGATCAAGTTGTCATCAGCCTTAATTCCTCTACCCTTGCCGCCACCCCAATTGGCGTGAGCCGCTACGACTGTCCCGTCATCAGCGCCGCAACGCATACAAGGAATCTTCCTTGCGTTCTCCAGCAGTTTCTTGCTACGGATGTAGTTATGCTTGGGAAACATCATTTGCCGTCACTCCGTTTTGTGCTGCCCAAGCCAAAAGCCATTCAATGAATTGGCTAGACTCGTCTTTCTTAAACTTACGAGTTTGTAAGCCAAGCTGAACAATTCCAGTTCCATCAAGACTAGGAACTAGCTTGCCAGTGCTGATCCCGATTTCTTTAGCAAACTGCCAAACAAGAAAACGCTTCCAATCCTCGGAACTCCACTTGGCCCCTAAATGGCTGGATTGTTTTGCAATGTCATTGATGATGGCGTGATATTTTTCTTCTTGTTCACGGCTCTTTGATTCTTGTTCAATCGTCAGCACCAGCTTGTTACCAGCCAGCAAGTAAGGCTTGGCCTTGGCCCAAACATCTTTCAGGACAGTGTGCGCCTGTTGTGCGTTATGCAGCGTAATCTTCACTTTTCACCTTTGTAATTGCAAAAGCCCAAAAAGCACCACCAAACACTTTTGCCAAAAACTGCATTGCAACAATCTGAGGCATCAAAACACCAAAAGCCAAAGTTGGGAAAACAACACTATCAACAGCAGCGCCAGCGATATTACTTGCGTTGGCTCGTTTCAACCAAGAGCCAGTGATCTTTGCAAAAGCAACCCAATCAATAACAGATGCGGCTGTAAACGAAACGGCAGAAGCAACAGCGATCATCCCGGCAGACGGGTTTAACAAGTAAGTCAAAACACCAGTTCCAAGAATTAGGCCACCCATTTGCCAAGCCTTTAGTTTTGTGTGCAAGAAGTCTCGCAAAGCCAAATCTAAGCCGATAAACAAAAATGAGTTTATTGGGGACACCCAAGGGCCAAATTGTGCGATTGACAAGTTTGCGGCAGTCATTGCCAGTGCGTAAATTGCGATTGCGATTTTCATATCAATGTTTCCTGTATAGGTTGTTTAATCCATTTTTGTGCAGCGTTATGAGATTCAATTCGTTGCCTCATAACCAATGCTCTTGCTTCTTTTGTTGGTGGAGGGTAGTTTCCGTTCTTCCAGTTGTTATCAATTCCTATGTTTCTGCCAATGTTTGTGCTGTCAGCTGACGCAAAAGGTAGCTTTGTAAATACTTCGGGGTCAAGCATACGCAAGCCATGCAACTTGCAAACTGGATAGCCATCAGGACAAACAGCGTTCATTGCTTCTGCCATTCGCCCCCACCACAAAGAATTGCCAATTTCTGCAAATTGACCAGATGATCCAATGCAAACCCTGTGAAATGTACGAGCCAACCAAGTAAGCCGACTGATAGATTCGTGCATATGCCAAACAGGAGCGCCAAAAAAATTACCTAAAGGCCAAGCCCTGACAAGCGCATTGTTATCGTCTTCAGTTCCGTCAATCACATCAGGAATCACGGCAAAGTCGCAATTAGGCATTTTCTTGCACATCAATGCCCATTCGTAAAAGTCAGACCAATCAGTTCTAGGATTGCCACTTTTCCAAGCACTAAAAGCACCGTTATCCACAGCAAATGATTGGCAGACTTCAGCGGCAACACCTAGCTGATCTGGATGCTGGAAAGAAACAAACCCATGACCACCTTGTACAGCAGTAACAGCCGCAGTTGCTGGAGTAATTGGCATACCGTGATAATGGATCATCTAACAACCCCAATCATGCGTAAAGCCGCTTCAGGGCCATCAATGCGGCAAACGATACCACCACACCAAGTTTCAAAAAACTCTTGCTGTAGCTTCGTTAAACGCTTTTTAGGGCCATCTTTGACCTCGACAAGAAATGTCTGGTTTCCATAGCCGACTAAAAGGTC